GTTTTTATCACTATGAAAAAGAAATACGATTATTACAAGCTAGATGTCGGGTTCTTTCCGCCCGTCATCAAGCTGTGTTTTGATGATGCGGTATTCCAGCAGATTCTAAAAGATCACAACATTGCACTCAAAGCCAATGCCCTAGAGATTGGTATTGCTGAGACGCACATGGTTGGCGATGGTAAAGACGCCATCATCGTGCTGGTGTTTGACATGGATCTGATTGGCGATGACAACATTGCTGATTTGGTAGATACTATCGCCCATGAGGTCAGTCACACAGTAGATCACTTGGCTGAGCACATTGGTGAAGAGGATGGTTTTAAAGGCGAGACGCGCGCCTATTTAACCGGTCACCTTGCCACACAAATATTTAAAATCTGCATGCACGAAAAGGCTAAACATGTTAGAAAAGCAAGTCGAAAAGTACCTAACAAAACGGGTGAAAGAAAACGGGGGCCTGAGCTTCAAGTGGATCAGCTCAGTGTCGGGGGTGCCGGATCGAATAGTTTTCCTAGCGGAGCAGGTACATCTCGTTGAATTAAAGACAGAGACAGGAAAGCTATCGCCAAGACAAATCCTTGTGTTTGACGAGATTGGTGAGCAGGGTTTTCCAGTTCACGTGTTAAGAAACTACGACGACATCGAGGAATTTATTAAGGGCGTTTTAGGATGATTATGTGCATTAGTAGATATAGAGAAGGCGAAAAGGTTTGCAAGCCCTGTCTGTGCCGATACACAGTCTAGCCCCTCTAATATCCCCTACTTATCGGAGTATCAAAATGAAACGACTCAATCCCAATACAAACGCCCCTTTTAAACGTGGAGACATTCGCGAAGACGGGTATATTTTTTATCAATACAGAAAAATAATAAATAGTAACACCGGTCTTTACACAGAATACTGGTTAAAACCAAATATTTTTAAACAGCATAATTTTACTGATAGATCAGGTAACGAAAGGACAGCTCCCAAAGTAGCATCCAATTTATTAAAAAGCGCACAAGGAAGGTGTAGGGGTTGCCCATCAAGAACAGCAGCTGGGAGACCCCCTACTAATGGAAAAGTCACAATAACAAAACAGTGGATTCTTGAAAGAATAGAAAAAGGAATATGCGAAGCTACAGGCGAAAAGCTAACAATTAAACCTAGACAACCCAATACAGTATCGCTTGATAGAATAGATTCTAACAACCCAGATTATACTCCAGAAAATTGTAGGATAGTTACTTGGCAGTTTAACAATATGCGAGGCGCTTATTCAGACGAAGAATTTATTCGTGTAGCGAAACAACTTGAAAAAATTAAAAAGAAATCAGCTTCATTCGTACCAAAAAGAAATAGTTGAAAAAGCAAAAACAACACCAAATTTAGGATTATTTTTACCATGTGGATTAGGAAAAACTCCAACAGTGCTCACTATCATCGCGGAGCAGATGCAGGGAAAGACGCTGATCATAGCACCCAAAAGGGTAGCGGAAACCGTGTGGGACGCGGAAGTGAGGAAGTGGGAACACCTATGTACCCTGAAGGTTTCAAAGATCCTTGGGAATACCCAACAACGCTTATTGGCTTTAAACCAAGAGGCAGACGTATACCTGATAAACCTTGAAAATGTAACATGGCTTTGTGAACTTTCACCTAAGTTAGTGTTCACTAACTTAGTTATTGACGAATCAAGCCGATTTAAGGACCCAAGCACCAAGCGTTTTAAGGCTCTTAAAAAGCATTTAAAGGGCTTTCAGAGGCGTTTAATCCTCACGGGTACACCTACCCCTCAGGGCATGCAAGATCTCTGGTCTCAGGTGGGTATATTGGATTTTGGGCAGCGTCTGGAAACTAGCCTGACCAAGTTCCGCGACAAGTACATGCAGCCTGACCAGATGAACCGCCATACACGTGTGGTATATAGCTGGAAGCTCAAGTTGGGCGCCGACATGCAGATCCAAGAAAAGATTTCCGACATCTGCTATAGCTTAAAGGCCGAGGATTATCTGGAGCTACCTGAATGCACCAGCTTGCACCATAAAATTGAATTAGATAAAAACGTAAGGAGTAAGTATGACCAACTTAGAAAAGACATGGTCGTTGACATCAAAAAAGAAAAGATCACAGCTCCAACAGCAGCGGCACTGGCGAACAAGCTGCTCCAGTTCACATCGGGAGCGGTCTACGATGAAGAAGGAGAAATCCACGAAGTACACCGCGCTAAACTGGAACGTCTTGAGTCGATCATGGAAGAATCTTCAAGTCCCACGCTTGTCTTCTATCATTTCAAGCATTCGCTCCAACGAATACGTCTTCAGTTCCCAGAGGCGGTGGTGCTGGACGATGACAACATTGCGGCGTGGCGTCGTGGTGAGATTCGTATGTTGCTTGCCCACCCCCAGAGCGGCGGCATCGGGCTTAATTTACAGTGCAACGTTGGAGACACAGCACAAACGGTCTGGTTCGATTTACCATGGAGCTCAGAGAACTACATCCAAGCGAATGCTAGGATCTACCGCCAAGGGCAAGAAAAACCGGTTATTATACATCATCTAGTGGTGTCTAATAGCGTTGATGAACACGTTGTAAAAGTCTTGGAGGGCAAAATAAATTTGCAAGACGCCCTGTTAGAGTCCCTAAATTTTGCATTAGTATAGCCATGAGAACAAAAACCAAACACAAAGTAAACGCAGTTGCTCCACGTCTTTCTGATGAGGATCCAGATCCAATCGAGCAAGACGACGCCCCCGACGGTTACCATCTATTGCAAGAAGGTTGGATGCCATGGGATGCTGAGGATATGAACGACATCAGAAAACTGATCAGTGAATACATGCCGGCAAAACAGCGCTTTGTGTTGCAGTGTTTTTTAGATGGGTTGTCGTACAGTGAGGTAGGCCTATCAGAAAAGCACTGGCGTTATCACTTTGCTAAGGGTGTAGAGTTTATTAAAAAGGAACTAAAAATATGACGACGTTTATTGTGGAGCATATCCATAATGGTTATCCAATGTTTGACAGCATTACCGGTGTAGAAGACATTGATCTGACCATGTTTAAAAACATTCAGACATTGTGGGTGTGCGATACACCGGAAGAAATTGAAGCGGTTGAAAGTGAACTAAGGAGAAAGCATGAACGATCCAGTAAATAGTCCCAAACATTACACTGCACATCCGTCCGGCATTGAGTGCATTCAGATTACCGAGCACATGGGCTTTAACCTTGGCAACGCGATGAAATACATCTGGCGTGCCGATCTTAAAAACGATGCAGTAGAAGATCTTCGCAAGGCTGTGTGGTACATCCAACGCGAATTACAAAAACGTACCAAAATATCAGACCCGGAGTGTGGAAAATGATTTTAGAACTTGATGACGATTTTACAGATGAAATTACAACGGCCAACTTGGCTCAAAGCTACGTCAGTATTAAGAACATGTTAAAAAATGGCGGAAGCTGGCATGAAGATGATGTCGCTGCTTGGAAAGAGCTATTGCCAGCAATTAAGTTAGTCGGCAACTGGTATAGCATTGATTTTAATGCCGACATAAAACAAGCAAAGAAGGCACCTACAAGATGAAAAAGTACACGCACTTTGATTTGGAGGATGCCATCTATAAAGTATGGCAAACAGCCGATGATATTGAGACACTGTACAAATACCATGGCGATGCAGAAAAGCCAATGACAGAAGATGAAGTAGCAAACGCGTTGATTGGTCTTAAACAAATCCATGATATGCGTTGCTGGCAATTGATGGATATGTCAGCAAGGGTGTTTGAACTAAATCAGTATTGCACTGATCCTGTCAAATTAGCGGCAAGAGAAAATTTATTTGGGAAGAAGAAAGACAAAAAATGAGTGACGAAAAGAAACAATCTATGCTTGAAGACATGAGCATCAATATCGAGCTGACTATCCGTGGTGTCAATGTTTTATTGGCCATGTTAGACAGACCACAGCAGATCCCTACAACCATGGCGGCTGATATGATGAGCATCATCCACCAGCAAGCCGTTCCTCAAATTGAAAAAGCTAAGGCAGGATTAGATGCTGCACTGGCTGCAACCAAGGAGAATCCAAGTGAACCTAAAGCAACTTCTTAAAAGCGCTGGTGTTAGCAATAACATCATCAAAGAGGTAGAGCGCAAGGCAAAACAAACCACAGCCCAGCAAGAGATTGAGCACCAAGAAAAAGCTGCTGCGATGGCCAAGATGATGCTCAATGACGTTATGCCGCACCTGCATAGCGCGATGAGCAAGACGCCTCCGTCTAAGCCAAAGAAAACCATCATCATTCCAGACTAGGGCGGATTTAGTCCTGTATTTGCATTAGTAGATATAGGGCAAGCTGTGAAGCTCCCCTTGGGCTGGGGATACTCGGCTATTTACTATGGCTGTAAAGAAAGTCACAGGTCGCCCAGTCCACCTGCATAGAAGACTGGGCACTTTCACAACGCCCAAGACAGTGAAGGTTTTGTACCAAAATGCGGGCAATCACACAACACACAGGAGAATTATATGAACCCATTTGAACTACGCTTTTCCATTTTTAACACAGCAAAAGACATCCTAATCAAGCAACACGAAGCTAACTTAGCAGCGTGGGAGCTGCTCAACAAGGGTGCTAAAAAGGCAGAAGAGCTTGCCCCTAAGTTCCCAACAATCGAAGAGATTGTGGAAAAGGCAACCGAAATCAACAAATTTATCAGTGAAACTCAAGTAAACGAATTTACTAAAGTAGCTAAGCGTTTGACTGGTACAACAGTAATATTCTAAGTAATTGATACCTATAAGTATCAAAACAATACACTAACTTATACCTATAGGTACTAATATGGCAACTAAACCCGGTTTGTACGCAAACATCCACGCAAAGCAAGAACGCATCAAGGCAGGCTCAGGCGAGAAGATGCGCAAGCCGGGTGCCAAAGGTGCCCCTACAGCAAAACAATTCAAAGAGTCTGCAAAGACCGCTAAGAAATGAAAGATTTTAAAACACTACCTAAAATGGCAACTGGCGGCTCTGCTAAGCATGACAAACCAATTGCCAAAACAACAACAGGTAAAAACCGCCATTATTTAAGCACAAAAGAAGGTGCTGGCATGACTGAAGCCGGTCGTAAGGCATATAACGCCAAGAATGGCAGTCATTTAAAGGCGCCCCAACCTGAAGGTGGTTCCCGTAAAGAATCATTCTGCGCTCGTATGAGTGGTGTTAAAGGCCCTATGAAGGACGAGAATGGTAAACCAACCCGCAAAGCAGCGGCATTAAAAAGGTGGAAGTGTGGCAACTAAGAAACCATCCCCAAACAAAAAAATATTTACCAAAGAAATGGCTCAGACCGTTTTAGATTTAGGTAAACAAGGCGCATCGCAAAAAGCGATGTACGCTGCCATCGGTATTAGCAAAACTACAGCATCAAAATGGAAACAAGAAGATCCAGAGTTTGCTGAAACCATGGATTTGGCTACCACGTACGGACAAGCATACTGGGAAAATATGATGCTGGCCAATATTGACAACCGCGGATTTAATTCCCGAGTTGCAGAAATTGCATTAAGAGGCCAGTACCCCGATGATTACAAAGACAATCGTGAAGTTAAGGCAACAGTAAAACAAGAAGTTACGATTGATTTTAATAAAGAGATAGCAGATTTAATATCCGCCCTTAAATAGCAATTATTTATTTTTTCAATTTTTAGTAAAAAAGCCACCTAAATCGGTGGCTTTTTTGCATTAGTAGATATACCCAGTAAAAAACTAAAAAGGACTAAAATGACTGCACATGCGATTTTAAGCGCATCCGGATCAAAACGATGGATGGCCTGCACGCCCAGTGCCCGCTTAGAAGCAACCCTCCCAGAACAGAAAAAAGCCCCCGGTGCCTTTGACTTCTCCCAAGAAGGTACAATGGCCCACTCTTTGGCCGAGGCCAAATTGCGGCATCACTTCGGACAAATAGGAACTGACGAATATGAACGTGACTACGAAATTATTAAAGCAACACCCTATTACAATGACGATTTTGAGGCTAACGTCGATAATTACGTTTTGTATGTACGTAGCCAAATCGGCGAAGGCGACACTCCGCTCTTTGAGCAACGCGTTGATTTTTCCGACTGGATACCTGACGGCTTTGGCACAGCGGATGTGGTCATTCTTTCTAAGCATTCCATTCGCGTCATCGACCTCAAGTTCGGGCGTGGTGTCCCAGTTTATGCCGTGGACAATTCACAGCTACGACTTTATGCTCTTGGTGCATATTCAAAATTTAAGGAAGATTTTCCGGACATTAAAGAAGTATCCTACACGATCCATCAGCCTCGCTTGGACAACATATCAACTGACAGCACCAGCATCACCAAGCTACTCGACTGGGCAAACTACTACGTTAAAAGTAAAGCCAAGAAAGCGTGGGCCGGCAGCGGTGAGTTCCTTCCCGGCGAATGGTGCCAGTTCTGCA